AGCATTCGCAGCTGCACATTACCGTTCGGCTTCGCAATCACCACCGCTCCAGCATTGACACGGATCCCGGCTCGTTCACGTAACGCCAAGCTGTAAGCGCCAAGCTGATCCTGGTGATCTTTCAACCACGCCTCTGGTTTATCAGCTTCTCGGCTGGTGGTCTTGAAGTCGCAGATTGTCAGGCCCAACGGTGTGTCGATCAGGGCATCAGCCGTTCCAGCAAACCCTTCATCACTGCTGACGCTGAACTCCGACGCATGAACAGCTGTAACTGTTCCGCTCACCAACCAGTCGGATAAACCTCTGGCGTACTCACGGGCTGGCCACGCCACTTGCGGTGATCCCTCCTTCGCTTTCTTGAGTGCCCAGCTGGTGATCGCCTTTGGAGGTCGAGCCAATCCATCATCCCAGACCTTCCATGAACCCTTCTTGTTAGCGCTCTGTCGAGCCAGCTTCGCT